CATTTAGCTGGATAGGGTTTGACGAATTAACTCAGTGGGCCACACCATATGCATGGAATTACATGCGTTCTCGTCTACGGTCCACTGCACCAGACTTGCCTATCTTTATGAGGGCTACAACTAACCCCGGTGGACGGGGACATCAGTGGGTCAAGAAGATGTTCATTGACCCTGCACCGTATAACAGGACATTTGATGCAACCGACATTGAAACAGGAGAGGTACTCAAGTATCCAGCAGGACATAGCAAGGCTGGAAAGTCTCTATTCAAAAGACGGTTCATCCCAGCAAGACTTTCTGATAACCCGTACCTATCTGCAGCAGGAGACTATGAAGCCATGCTTCTCTCTCTTCCAGAGCAGCAGCGTAGACAGCTTCTTGAAGGCGATTGGGATATCAAAGAAGGTGCAGCGTTCACTGAGTTTAATAGGGATGTTCATGTTGTGGAGCCTTTTCGTATCCCTAACAACTGGGTCAAGTTTCGTGCATGTGACTATGGTTACGGCAGTTATTCTGGTGTTATTTGGTTTGCCGTTGCGCCTGATGAGCAATTGGTTGTATATAGAGAATTGTACGTCAGTAAAGTATTGGCAACAGACTTGGCAGATATGATATTGGATTTGGAAGCTGAAGATGGCAACATTAAGTATGGTGTTTTGGATAGCAGTCTTTGGCACAAGCGTGGCGATACTGGTCCTTCTCTTGCGGAGCAAATGATTAGCAAAGGCTGTCGCTGGCGACCATCTGACAGGAGTCGTGGTAGCCGTGTAGCTGGTAAGAATGAAATACACCGTCGCCTACAGATAGATGAATTTACAGAGGAACCAAGACTTGTATTCTTTGATAGCTGTACAAATGTCATCAGTCAAATACCGTCCATCCCTCTGGACAAGAAAAATCCAGAAGACGTTGACACAAAGTCTGAAGACCATTTGTATGACGCACTCCGGTATGGTATTATGTCCCGACCCAGGTTCTCTATTTTCGACTACGACCCGCATGGCCGACCATCGACAGGTATGCCGGTAGCTGACTCTACGTTTGGATACTAAAGGAAAAACAAATGGCTGAAGAAGAAATCCCTATGGAAACAGATGCTATCTCATTGGAAGATAGTGAGGATACCACGGTTACGGATGTCGAAATATCGTCTTTGATAGCACATGTGCAGGACTCGTATCTTCGGGCAGAAGATTATCGTTATCAGGATGAAGAGCGATGGACCCGTGCGTATAGAAATTATAGAGGTTTGTATGGGCCAGATGTTCAGTTTACTGAAGCAGAAAAATCTCGTGTATTTATAAAAGTTACAAAAACAAAGACCTTGGCTGCGTACGGTCAGATTGTAGATGTACTGTTTGCTAATAATAGATTTCCTCTTTCCATAGAACCAACAGAACTTCCAGAGGGCGTTATTGCTGATGTAAACTTTGACCCGCAAAAGCCAGTACAATTGCAAGACCCAATGGAAAGCCCATATGGTTTTGAAGGGGATGGTCGGGATATGCCAAAGGGTGCTACACAAAAAACACTCATGGATATGCTGGGTCCATTGGATGAAAAACTTGGCGACTTAGAAAATTTAGAAGAGGGTCCGGGTAAAACTCCAACGGCAATAACTTTTAGTCCTGCAATGATTGCAGCAAAGTCTATGCAAAAGAAGATTCACGACCAGCTTGAGGAGTCTGGCGCAAACAAGCATCTGCGAAGCACTGCATTTGAGATGTCTTTGTTTGGCACGGGCGTGATTAAAGGACCATTTGCCGTAGATAAAGAATATCCAAACTGGAATGAAGAGGGTGAATACGACCCCCTTTTCAAAACAATACCACAAGTTTCCCACGTGTCGGTCTGGAATTTCTATCCTGACCCAGATGCAAATAACATGGATGAAGCGCAATTTGTGATTGAGCGTCATAAAATGTCAAGAACACAGCTTCGGTCATTAAAACGTCGTCCATATTTTAGGGGCAATGTTATTGATGAAGTAATTAGCTTGGGTGAAAACTACACTAAAAAATATTGGGAAGATGACCTTGCAGATTATGCACCAGAACATGGGATTGAAAGATTTGAAGTTCTAGAGTATTGGGGTACTATTGATACCAGTATGCTAGAAGAAAACAATGTTGATATACCGGACGAACTAAAAGAGTTTGATGAATTGCAAGCCAACATTTGGGTTTGTAATAACAAGCTACTTCGTGTCGTTCTTAATCCTTTCAAGCCAGCAAAGATACCTTATCATGCTTCTCCATATGAGTTAAACCCATACAGTTTCTTTGGGGTAGGCATTGCAGAGAACATGGATGATACGCAGACGCTGATGAATGGCTTCATGCGTATGGCTGTGGACAACGCTGTACTGTCGGGCAACCTGATTGTAGAAGTAGACGAAACCAATCTGGTGCCGGGGCAAGACTTGTCACTGTATCCGGGCAAGGTATTCCGTCGTCAGGGTGGCGCACCCGGTCAGGCTATTTTTGGTACAAAGTTTCCAAATGTTTCCTCAGAGAACATGATGCTATTTGACAAGGCTCGTGTGCTGGCAGACGAAAGCACTGGCTTTCCATCATACGCACATGGTCAAACAGGCGTACAAGGTGTGGGCCGGACAGCCAGCGGTATTTCTATGTTAATGAATGCTGCTTCTGGTGGAACAAAAAATGTTATCAAGAATGTAGACGATTATCTTTTGCGTCCACTTGGTGAAGGGTTTTTCCGGTTTAATATGCAGTTTGACTTTGACCCAACTATTAAGGGCGACCTTGAAGTGAAAGCACGAGGCACAGAAAGTCTCATGGCTAACGAGGTTCGTAGTCAGAGGCTTATGCAATTCCTTGGTGTGGCAAGTAATCCTGCTTTGGCACCATTTGCTAAGTTTCAGTATATTATTCGTGAGATTGCAAAATCACTTGACCTTGACCCCGACAAGGTTACTAACAATATGGATGAGGCTGCTCTTCAAGCTGAACTTCTCAAAGGCTTTCAAGCCCCAGCAGAAAATCAGCAGCAACCACCGGCTGGCGTTGACCCAACAGACCCAACTGGTGCAGGGGGCGGTACAATTGGCGTAGGACAAGCACCTGTGCCGGGAGAGCAAGGATTTAGTGCAAATGGACAAGGAACTACTCAGCAAGTTGAAGCCGCTGGTCAACAGCAAGCAGTGGCCCCACTTCAGTAATTATTTAGATAGTTTAATTACTATACAACAAAAGTCATTGGAACAAGCAGACAATGAAATTTTATTGTATCGTTCACAGGGAGCAATAGCCGTGTTGAAAAAGATGCAACAACTAAAGAAAGATGTGGTGACACAAAATGTCAATATTTAAAAAGCACTCACGTAAAGACGTTGTTCGCGCTATTGAGGCGCACGAGGTAGGTCCGTATAAAGATACTAAGGAGGGCTGGCCGTATATCTTTACAGGAGTGTCTAGAAAGAAAAACCCGTCTTCTGCGTTTGGTCCTAGACAAATAACATACTCTACTATTGCTAATGCTCTTGCTGCATATAAAGAGAAAGGCAATGAACTCTCTCCTGAGTTAGAATCCTACGCAAATAAACTTGTTGCTCAAGGAAAAAACAAAGTAAATCTAGACCAAGGTGCAGCAAAGTTTTATAATGATGCTGGTATAGGTATTGAGCGAGAAGCAACAGCAGAGGATAGAGCATCTTTTGGTTCTTTTGGCACAGGATTTATTCCCAGAGAAGACCACGAAAAATATTATTCTGCAATTGCGGATATTGTATTTGATGAAAAACTTAGAGAAGCTGAAGCACTTGATGTGAAAGACCACGATGGTTTTTTGCGTGTCTATCATGGTAGCACTGACCCAGAAAAAAATCAAGAATATCAAAAGAATGTTAATAGATATTTAGACGACCCAAGTTTGATAGACCGTAAACCCGGTCTTTTTGGTTTGGGTATGGTCATTCCTGGTACAAGGATTGGCTTTAATAAGGGTGGCGAAGTTTCAATGCAGAAACAAATGGAACTATTTGATGAGGGTGGCCTCATGGATGAGGGAGGGACAACAGACCCAATATCAGGCAACGATGTTCCAGTAGGCTCCCTGCAAAAAGAAGTGCGCGACGACATTCCTGCCCAACTTAGTGAGGGCGAGTTTGTTATGCCAGCCGACGTTGTGCGCTATCACGGACTAGACAAGATGATGGCATTACGTGACGAAGCAAAAGCTGGCTTGCAGCGCATGGACGCAATGGGTCAGATGGGTAATGCAGACGAAGCTACAATTCCTGATGGCATTCCATTTAACATGGATGACTTGATTGTGGATGACGAGCCTATGCAGATGCAGGTTGGTGGTTTTGTACCGCAGCTTCAGCCATACACCTCTTTACAAGGACAACAGCCTACAGGTTTTGCACAGCTTCAAGAAACCGCGCCAATTCAACAGCGAATTACAAGTCCATATTCTATTGCAGCGGCACCACAACAAACAGGGCAGATGCTGACGGCTGAACAACTTGTTCCTCGAATTGAAACAGAATTTAGAACATATGTTAATGCAGAGGGTCAGACTTTACAGATACCATTTATTGATGGTCAGCCTTTGTATCCAATTCCACCGGGCTACACATTGCAGTCAACAACTGCTCCGCAAGACCCTGCACAACAACAACCCGTACAGGCTCCAATGCAACCTGTTCAACAAGATGACCCATCAGATGAGCCAAGCACTGCGCCATCGGCAACTGCAGTATTTGGTGGCACAGTTTCAGATGGTCGCATATTCGGTGGTACAACATACGGAGTATCCTACGATTCAAGTGGCACAACTGCACCTGGATTACTTGGGGCATTGACAGGACGAGTAGACCGTGTTACACTTACACGTGACGGCCAACAAGCAACTATGTCACGGGATTTGTACAATCGACTGAAAGAAGATAGAACAAGCCCTGAAACCACGCAAATAATTAATCAGCTATTTAGGTATACTGACGCAGCTAATCAAACAATTAATCAGTCAACAGGATTAGATAGAGGAATTTTAGGTTTTGGCGGTAATCGAAAAGAATTGGAAAGTGATGCTGCTCGTGAAATATATGAGGACTTAGGTTTAGAATATAAAAATCAACCATTGTCTGAAGCACTAATGGTGCGAGCAGAAACAGAAAGAGAAGAGGCCACAACCGCACAACCAACAGTACGACCAACTCCAGCAGATATTGACTACGAAGGTGTAGTCGCTGGTGAAGCTGCACTTATGGCAACACCAAGAACTGCTGATGGTATTGGGACTGGACCATTGCCTAGTGCTAGTATTACAACTACTACACCACGTGCAGCAAGTCCTATTATGGCGGGTGGTTCGCGTTCTACACCAATAGGCACGGGTCGTGTTGCAACAGAAGGTGACATTGCACGTTTGTTCGGGCAAGAAACAACAGCCGCTGGCACACGATTTGACCCTGCAGATGTAGGTTTCCCTGTAGGCACTCGTCTTACTAGTCCAGAAGAAAGACTGTCGGACTCAATGCGTATGACACGTCTTGATGCGCCAACTGTACCAGTAGTAGCAGATGCAGAAGTTGCAACTATTAATCGTTTTGGTAAACTTACAGATTATCAAAAGGTGGGTGATGACTTCTTCCGCGTAAAACCAGATGGAATGTTGGCCACAGCACCAGCTACAGGGCTTACAGCAATGAACTTGCGTAATCCAGACTCACCTATTGTAAGCCGTCAAACGGTGGCTAGACCTACGGGTGATAGTATTTCCTTGCCCACACCAAAGCCAAAGAGGAGACAAGCAGTTTCAGAAGAACCATTTCCGCTATCTGCATTAGATGATGAAGTTATTTCTGCTCCTATTAGACGCGATATACCTACAGAAATGGATGCTGAAGGAGTTGTAGAAGAAGAGTCGCGCATTGCTGCTCGTGAAGCAGAGAGACAGAGACAAGAAGCGGAACGGCAACAGCAAGAAGAAGATGTGCAGCAAGGTCGTGGTAATATTGTAACAGATAGTTCTGGCCGTCCTGTTACCAGCCGTAGCACAGGTCGTGCAGTAACAACATCACGAGGACAACAGCTTCGTGAGAGTGGTTCTGAAGGCGATGCTGCTATTGAACGTCAAGCAGATGCTATGCGTCAGGAAGCAGCCCGCAAAGAAAACGAACAACGGGCTAGAGCTGCAGAAGCTTCTAGGTATCAGGCACAAGCAGATGCTTCAGACGATAGTGATAGTGGCGGTGGCACATACTGTTGTACAGCATCGTGGAAACGCAACCAGATGACCATTACAGAAATTAAAGAACTTCGTAGGTGGCATCGTCAACAGTCTAGCATGTGGCAAGAGGGCTATGATATCTGGGGCAAGTGGGTTGCAGATAATCTTGTTGCCAAATCAGATTGGTCGGCATCTGTTGTTAAAGATGTATATGAGGCATTCATTAATAAAAAATATACTGCAAAGGGCTTGATTGGTCTGTCAGTAATTATTCCTGGCGTATATGCCACAGCAATTTATCGGAGAATTAGGAACAATGGACGAGTTACTTGCACTAATTAGAGAGCGTTATATGTCGCTTTCTGAAGAAGAGAAAGACGATATTCGTCGTCTTATGGGTACACAAGAAGGCCGCGTACTTGCAAAGTTACTTGGCACCGACTTAATGCAACAAATTCGCTTGAAAGCACCGCAAGGTTCTTCTCGCAAACGTGGACTAGCAGCACGTTAAACAGCTAGATTAACTGGCCTACCCATCCCCCTGCATGGCTACGATGGCCCCAGATAGGAGAAACCTATGAACGACACAATCATGGCTGAAGAGATGAAGCCGCAAGAAACTAAGGCATTTGTATCAAAACCATATAGTAATGATGAGCGTATCAAGAAAGATGAAGAAGAACTTGAACAGCTTATGAAAGAACAAAAGGGTGAGGTTGAAGAAGCTGAAGAAGAACCTACCTCATCTGAAGAGAAGACATTTAAGAAACGCTATGGTGACTTGCGTCGTCATACACAAGAAAAAGAAAAAGAGTTTCAAAACCAATTAGAAGAATTAAAATCGCAACTTGATTCTGCTACACGCAAAGAAATGCAACTGCCAAAGTCAGACGAAGACCTTGAGGCTTGGGCAAAGGAATATCCAGATGTTGCTGCTATTATTGAAACTATTGCTGCCAAAAAGGCTAAAGAACAGTCTAAGGAATTGGAAGATAGGTTTAAAGCAGTTGACGAAATGCAAGTTAACGCCAAGCGAGAAAAAGCAGAAGCGGAACTAATGCGACTACATCCAGACTTTGACGAGATTAGGGACAGTGATGACTTTCACGAGTGGGCTGATGAGCAGCCTAGATGGGTACAGGAAGCACTCTATGAGAACGACAATGATGCTCGTTCTGCTGCCCGTGCTATTGACTTGTACAAAACAGACAGAAACATCACGACTAAGAAAAAGTCAAGGGGCAATGCAGCAGAAGCTGTCACATCAAAGAATACTAGAAGCAAGCCGCAAGAGAATGAGGCATCTTCTTATTTAAAAGAATCAGAAGTTCAACGTATGTCACCACAAGAATACGAAAAGAACTCTGACCAAATCATGGAAGCTATCCGTTCTGGAAAGTTTATCTATGACATTTCTGGTTCTGCCAGATAAAAAAGTGTTGACAAATGGTTATTTTTTAGTATAACTATAGTCATCAAAGGTGTAAGTGGGTTCGCTACTTGCTTACATCTAATCCGCAAACACTTCAGTCTTATGGATTACCTGACGAGCATGGCCCGTTGACAAACTGGGCGGCCACCTAGTTTAAGATACGCACCCATAGTGAATCAGC